TACTGGAAAATTAGCAGGAGCAATGAATCAAAGTTCTCCAATGATAGATATGGAAATGGGAAATTCTATTCAGTTATATATGAATATGATGGACCATATTAAAAATGAAATGGGAGAAATAGTTGGAGTATCTAAAGCCAGACAAGGTCAGATATCTTCATCAGAAGCTGTGGGGAATGTTCAAAGAGAGATTATTCAAACTTCACATATTACAGAATGGTTATTTGCTGCACATGATGACTGGAAACTCAGAATGTTAGCAATAGGATTAGAAACTGCTAAAATTGCAGTAAAAGATAATCCTAAAAAATATCAAGATGTCTTGGGGGACATGTCCACACTAATATACCAATTTGGAGACAATGATGCCCTGGAAGCAGATTTTGATATTTTTATTTCTGATTCTAATAGAGATACAGAACTTTATGAAATGATGAAACAACTTGCTCACGCAGGTATTCAAAATGATAAAATGAATTTCTCTACACTGATGTCTATATACATGGACAATAGTCTATCGTCTATTAGACGTAAGATAGAATCTTCTGAAAAAGAAGCAGCTCAAAGATTAGAGCAAGCAAGAAAAGAAGAATTGGAAGCAGGCCAACAAAATGCTCAAATGCTTGCAGAACAAGAAGAAAAAACAAGAGAATGGGAAAAGGAAAAAACTTATTTGCAGGAGTCTACTAAACTAGAAATAGCAGCTGTAAATCAAGAATCATCAGATGACGGAGGAGAAAAATCTTTACTAGACTTTAATAAACATATGGAAACAGTAAGAAAGAACTCTGAAGATTTAAAATTGAAGCATACACAATTGAAGGAAACTGAAAGAAAGAATAAGGCTGACGAAAATCTTAAAAATAAACAATTAGCTATACAGAGGTCTAAGCCCTCAGTTTCAAGTAAATAATAAAAGGCTATATAACAATAGCAATAATAGATCTAGATAAATAAAAAGTGTTATTTGAAGCTTGTTTATTTATTTATTTGTATTAACAAAGGAAGAAGAAAACATGGATAAATTATTTATGAATGCGAATATGGATGATAATCTAGAAATAGAGATCGAAGTAAACGCAGAAGGTGCTATAATAGAAGCACCAGAAGTTATAGTAGACGAAACTACTGAAAAAACAGAAGTTCTTACAAATGATAAATCAACTGATTTAATTGACTTAGCCGAGCTAGGAATAGAAGATACTGAATCTAAAGATGAAGACTCTGAAAAAATTGACCCATTGTTAGGGTTAGATGAAAAAGAAAAGTCTCCCTCATCAGAAGATATAAAAGAGAAAGGCGATAAGCCTGCTGTCTCTTTGGAACAATCTTCTTTATTCAATTCCTTTGCCTCAATTCTAACTGATGAGGGAGTTCTTTCCGCTACTGAAGAGGAGCTAAAAGATGTGAACAACGCAGAGGCGTTCGTTAATTTAATTAAAGAAACAGTTAAGAAAAATGAGTTATCTGACTTGAACGATAAACAGAGAAAAGCTGTAGAAGCTTTTAGATCTGGAGTACCTGCTCAAGAATATGTAGAATCTGCTAATCAATTAGATGTATTGAATAGTATTACAGATGATCACATACAAGCAGATAATGAAGAATCTTTAAAACTCAGACAAGACCTTATCGTAGAAAATATGATATCTAAAGGATTTGCTGAAGCTAAAGCAGTTAAATATGCTCAAATGCATGTTGACGCTGGCTCAGATAAAGAGGAAGCATCAGAGTCTCACAAGTCTTTACTTGCTGGAGCAACAATTGATATTGATGCCCGCAAAAAAGATCAAGAGAATAAGGCTACTGCAAAAGAAGCTAAGAAAGTAGCTTATCAAACAGAACTTAAAAAATCTGTAGAAACTCAAGACATCATTCCTGGTATGAAATTAAATACTAGCATGAGAGAAAGCATCTACAAAAGCATGACTACACCTGCTCATACTAATAATGATGGACGAGCATATGATGCAGTTATGACTGAATGGACTAAAGACCAAGGTTATAAAATGAGAGTTCACGCTCTACATGTGTTAACAGACGGCTTTAAAGATTTTACTCCTTTATACGGAGGAAAACAAAAAACAAAGTCTAGCATTGAAAAGTTAGACGAGCTAGCTGCCAGCGGCAATATCTTAAGTACAGGTAAAGTCGGAGGCCAAACACCAAACGTAGATTTGGGAAAAGTTAAATCTTTTTTAGATTCTTTACCTGACCCAAATAATTATTAAGAAACAATTTAAAAACTATATAAAATGGCAATGATTTCCCCATTACAAATGACAGATGCAACCAACTGGAAAGGTCTTACGACTGAAAACCATTTAGGGGCATTATGGGCGCAAAGTCCACAAAAAATGGAGGGTTACATTACAAAGATCTTGCAAAAGAACTTCGGTAATAACATCGAATCTGTTTTAGCTAAATATCCAACCAAGTATTTTGAAGATGATACTGATTATACTTGGCAATTGGAATCACAAGCTGTACAAAATGTACCTCTTGTTGAAGCTAGAATTAACGGTGTAGCAGTAACTTCCGCAGATAAGCCTGGATACGGACTCTCAGAATTTGAGTTAGTATTTGGTATTGATTGGTTTGATGACACTGAAAAAATTGTAGGTGAGAAGAACGAACTTTATCCAGTAAGAATAGTATCTGAAGGCACGCCTGAAGGAACTAACTTCGTGTATAAAGCACAAATGTATACTTCTGATCCTAAATTTTTCATACCAGTTGAAGAACTTGCTAAAGGCAAGAAATTCTCAATTGAGTATGCTCCAGTAGAACGAACTATGTCTCAAAAAGGACGTAAGCAACACTACAAGTCTAACATTACAATGAAGAATTCTTTCTCTCAGATCAGAATGGAAAAGAAAACTCCTGGTAATATGAAGACTCGTAAGTTGGGTACAGTAATTTTAGGTGACAGTGGTGAAAAAATGGCAACTTGGCTAGAATATGAATCTTTACAGTTCATGAAAGAGTTCAAGGATGACATTAACCGACTATTGTATTTTGGTACTTCTAACAGAGGTAAAGATGGCAATTATGCTACCAAAGGCAAATCAGGATTTCCTATTGTAGAAGGTTCTGGAATTAGAGAGCAAATGCAATCTAGTAACACTTCTTACTATAACACATTCTCAATTAAAGAATTGTCTAGCAGACTTTTAGATTTATCTGAAGGTAAATTAGCTGGCGACGAAAGAGAATTTGTTCTTAGAACAGGTGAAAGAGGCGCAGTACAATTTCACGAAGCACTTGAAGGACACACTCAATTGTTTACGCCTTTGCGTAACACTGATAGAGTTTACAAGAGCGAAATGAAAAATATTAAGATGGGTTATGGCTACGGTGGTCAGTTCATTGAATATATGGGACCAAATGGCATCAAAGTTTCTTTGAGCATTGATTCTATGTACGATGACAGAAACCGTAACAAGGTAATGCATCCTAATGGTGGAGTAGCAGAATCTTATAGATACGATATCTTTGATATTGGAACTACTGACGGTACTCCTAACATTCAAAAAGTAGGCGTTAAAGGGCAACCTGAAGTGATCCACAAATATATACCAGGACTAAGAAATCCTTTTGATCCAGATGGCAAAATTACAGCTATTGGAACTGCAGAAGATTCTTGGGAAGAGCATAAAATGTTCATTGGTGGTGTATGCGTAAAAGATCCTTCTAGGACAGCATCCTTTATTCCAAACATATTAGGATAACATATAAAAGATAGGGGGAGATTAATTTCTCCCCTGCTTTTATTTTATTAATTATAAAAATTAGAAATGGTAAAAACGGCAAAAAAAGAAGAAGAATTTACTTTACCTAATAAAAAGGTAACTATTACACCTATAATGGTGGCAAACGGTCCTATCAAAGACCCTAAACATGAAGCGTTCTTTTTATTTGGAAATGCAACAATTGATATTTGCGTTCCTCAAGACAGTATGGGAAATTTAATTGACCCATTAAATCCAGCAGAAAGAGAGTTCTTTGAAGATAAGCGTAGATCTAGAATGCCTTTTGATATAGGTGAACTATCAGTACACAATAAATTACATGAAAATTATTGGGCTGATTTTAAAATTAAACTAGATAAAAACGAAAGACCATTAGATTTAAGTAATCCTAAAGATTATCTTATATATAAAGTTCTTTTAGTGAATAAAGAGTTAATTGCTCCTAGCGGAGAACAACAAGGAGATAAGCGTACTTACAAGTTTGCTATTATATCTGAAGATTTTGTTCAAGAAACTACTTTAAGCAATGCTGATAACAATCAGAGAGCATGGACTAAATTTGGTGAAATTAGAAATAACAGAGCCTACATGTCAAACTTCCTTAAAATTTATGGAAGAATGCCTTCTGAAGATTCTACTGATGACTTTTTAAGAAGTGAAATTACTAAGATTATCAACGAAGACATTAAAGCATTTTTAGAAATTGCAGAAGATGAAATGTTTGAAGATAAAATTCTTATTCACAGAGCAGTAAGAGCAGGATCTATTAAAGTATCTAAAGGTCATTACACACTTCCAGGTGGAAATAAAATGTGTAATCCAGGAGATAGTGCAAACATAGTTAACGCTATTAACTTTCTTAAGAGTCCTGAAAATCAGGAAATATATGCTACAGTTAGAGAGCGTATAGAAATTTCTGAAGGAAAAACAAAAAAATAAAGTATGACGGTTACTGAAATTAATAATGAGTTCTTATTGTCCTATGATAAACTAATGGGGCCTTCAGCTCCAGGTTTAGATGATTATGAGATCTCTGTTCTATTAACTAAGGGAGCCGAAAGAAAAATAAAACAAGTTTATAATCCTCTTGGTAATAAGTACCAGGAGGGCTATGAACAAAGTGAGAAAAGAAAGAAAGAATTAGCACCTTTAGTAAAGAATGCTAACCTTACTCCTAAGACTTACGATAGTTCTTTGAATTTACCTAATGGAAGGTTTGTAGAGTTACCTACAGATTTCATGTGGGCAGCAACAGAAGAAGTGACAGTGTCATCATCTGATACCTGCTTAAATGGAACAAGATTGGAAATAAAGCCTATCTCTCATGATGAATATAATAAAAACAAAAGAAACCCGTTTAAAAAACCTAGTAATTCGCTAGTTTGGAGAATGGATTACCAGAAAGATTCTACATCTCAACAACATGAGTTAATAGAAGCTGATGGATACGATATTACGACTTATCACTTAAGATATATCAAAAGACCTTTACCGATTATAGTATCTGACTTAACAGCGATACCAGGAACTCTATCCATAGAAGGATATAACGTTCCTCAAGTAATTGAGTACAATGATGTATTTATAAGAGAAATAATCGACGAAGCTGTGTTAATAGGGTTAGAAGTTTTTCAAGAACAAAGACTAGCAACAGCAGCACAGCTGAATCAACAAAAAACTGAATAAACTATTTATTAATTTAATTTTAAAATAAAATGGCAACATTTTCACAAAACAACATCCAATGGTTTCTATTGGGTAATGACACAACCACTTCTGGCGCAAACAGAGCTCTAGGAATCAATGCTTTAGCTTTTGGCGAAGTAGGTATATTTAATGCGGGTGGCGCAAAACTTACAAATTCTACTGCCGCAGGCGTTAGATTTATGTTAGCAGCAGAAAACGGGGCAAGTCCTGTAACTTCAGAGATCATTGATCCAGCTGACATTAAAAGTATTAAAAAAGTTACAGCATCTGCTGCAGCTCAACAAGTAGACATAATTGGTTTTAATGGGGCTGCTGGTTCTATTGATGTGACTAATGATAATCTATACATGGCTAATGTAAACCTTAACCAGAGTCTAGTATCTAACCACGGAGGACAATATCTTAAACATTCTGTTTATAGATCTCCTTCTACAGGCGCAACTCAAGAAGCAATAGCTAGCGGACTTACTGATTCTTTTATTAAGAATTTTAGCAAAGAAGCAAGCACTATTTTAATTGCAGAACGATTATGCGATGAAGCAGGTGTAGCTAATACAATTACTGCTGGTACTGATGCAACACATTATACTTTCTATGAAGGTTCTAAAGTAGTAGTTGGTACAATCGCTGGTGTTCCTGCTCTAGGATCTGACGAAGTTAACGCTACTGTTGTAGCAGGAGATTTTATTAGAACTGGTGCTGCAACTACTGATGCAGTTTACAAAATTACTGCTGTAACTTCAGGTACTGGAGCAACTCCAGCTGGAAACGCAATGACATTAACTTTAGATATTCCTTTCCAAGGAGCTGATGTTAGTATAGCAATTGGTTCTACAGAGTATATTGCAGCAGCTGATGTTGCAACATCTGAAATGGGAGTTAAAATTACTGGCGTTGCTAGCGAATTTGACACTGGCAAAATGCATTACTACCCAGGAACTTCTTGGAGTTTAAACTTAAGAGACTTTGGTACTACTACTTTAACTAATTCTGTAGCACAGGATCCTGGTAAAGGAGTATACGAACAAGTAGCTGAGTTGGAATTTTTTATGCAAGGAAATGGTGGAAACACTATGAGAGCTCCAGAACCACATGTATTCACTAGACGCTCTAGTGCTGTTGTAGGTGCGACATATGATTTATATGAAATCGCTTACACAACTAAAGAAGAAAGAGGATACGGAGCTATGCACGCACCTAAACACATTACTGTTGCAGCCATTACTGGCGCAGGTACATGGGTTAATGCTGCTGGTACTGGATTCGTAGATACAATTGAAAAATTGACTGGAAAAACTTTCTAAGACACAAAAATAATTAAAGGGCGGAGGATTAATTTCCTCTTCCCCTTTTATTTTCTTTTTTTTTATCATTAAACATCTAGTATGGCTCTCGAACCTAAAATTTCAGTTTGTTATCATAATTGCTCAGAATTAAAAGTTACAGATATTAGTGGACTATACAATGCAGATTCTAATCTTACAGGATGGAACTCTCCTAATGCCACTTCTTCTGATGTTACTGCTGTTAATTTAACTATTAATAGCAATGGTACAATACTAACAGATCAATTACCAGCAGAAATTAATGGCGACTTTGCATATACATTAGCAGATCAAATTCTTGCTGATGGATTTTATGATATGACCTATACAGTAGATTACTCTATGGGTTCCCCTTTAGTTGCAACTACTGTTACATATGAACTTACTGAATTTATTACATGCTCTGCAAGATGCTGTATAGATAAAATGTGGTTAAGAGTAGCTGATGATCATTGCAACTGCAGCAAAGGAGACTTAATGACTAAGGCAATAGAAGCCGAAGCATTATTAAAAGCAGCTCAAACATCTGCCGCAGCTTGCGGAAACAGAACTCAAGCAGTTTTATTACTTGAAGCTGTTACTGATTTATGCGCTTTTGAAGAGTGTAATTGCAAATAACAAAAAAAACAAAAAACATGTCTAAAAATAGCCAAGAAGAATTATATAGATCTTCAAGAAGAATAGAAGATTTATTAGGAGGAGGAGTAATGGCAGGAGGAGGAGTTTTAGCTACTGAAAGCACACAACAAACTTTAGCTACTGAATCTACTCTAAATTCATTATTAAATCAAACAATAGCTACTCAAGATATTGAAATATTATTAGTAAGAGATACAGGAGCATCTGATGTAGTAGTGCAACAAATAAGAGAGTACTCTCAAGGAACAGGTCTTTGGACAACTAGTTACGAAAATGTGTCTGGAAATGCTTATACTCCAATAGGAGCTTTAGAATATTTAGATCCTTCTGCAGTATTAAATTTATTATTAGCAGAAACATTGGGTCAAGGAGTTGATATAGATTCTCAAGTAACTATTTTAAATTCTACATTAGCTAAATTATCTGCAGACCCTTCTACAGCCACTTTACAAACATCTAGTAATGTGG